AGCTTTTCAATGGCTCGGTTGCCTTCGTCGGTTATGGCGACAAGAGCTTTAGCAGTCTCTCGGTCAAGTTCGGCTGATGCTTCTCCTCCACTATTTCCTGTGGGAGTGGCGGAATCTGGGGAGGCTGGTACGGGGCAGGTCGCTTTGACGCGCAACTTGAGAGCGCCAGAGTCAATAGCAGCATCACGCTGCTTTGTAGCAAGTTTGGCTTTTTCATTTGTCTTCCTCAATGCTTCAGCGGTTGTTGTCACGGCAGTGGCTAGAGCCTGCTCCTTGGCCCGTGCTTCGGTGTTTAAACGATCAACTTCCACCTGCTGGGCTTCTCTCTCGACATACTTGCCGTAGAAATACCCGCCGCCGAAGGTCAGCAGCAGGGCAATCAATCCAGAGAGTAAACCTTTCATGGCTTGGGAGGCTCGTCAGTGTCGTTAGCTTCGGCCTTGGCGGTTGCATTGGCAATGGCCTTGATCCCTGATCGGCCAGCTACCCCACCCAGAACGCCTGTGATGAACACCATGATGGTTGAGATTTGACTTGTGTAAATCTTGTCGATTGGGGCCATGCCGGACATGGGTTGGGTGACGTAGGTCACCGAGTAAAGAAACATTGCCATCGCTCCGAGCAGGATGCTGACCAGCACCACAATCACGAAAGCCCAGACACGCACTTCAATCTCTTCGGCGGTCAGGCGGTTATTTGTTTTGTAGGCAACAGTAGGCATCACTTTTTCTCCTGTTCAGGTTTAACAAGTTGTTCGGGGCAAGTGCCAGTAGCAGTGCAGATTGGTGGCTTGCACTCGGGGTTATTCCAGTTTGTTGGGTCTTGGCAAGCGTATCTAAAACGGTCATCACAACCGGCCAGCAGCCCGCAGAGGATGCCAACGCAAACAGTCAGCGCCAGCAGTGAAAGTTCATGTCTTGTCATTTTTACGTTTCTCCTGTTCAATTTCACGTCTCATTTTTTGAACCTTCTCTACCTCTTGCTTGACTTCGTTTTTAGTTTCCAAGATGTCCAGATACAACATTGCGCCAAGCGGAAGAAGCAGGGCAACCAACACACATGCAGCAATCCAGCCCATTATGCTTTCCCCCAGCGACTCACGAGGAGAAGCCACAACCACAGGTAGAGGAGGAATATAGTAGTCGCTACTACTGCTGCCAACTTTAGCTGGAGGTTTCTTTCCTCTTGCCTGTGTAGCCATGCGTCTTGCCTCTTTTTCGCCTCCTGCTTGAGTCTAGCTTTTTCCTGTTCCTCTGAGATGACTTCCCGCATCTTAAAGACCTCGCTATACAAAGCACCCATCTCAGGCGGTGACTGGTACACCATCGTCTCTCTAATTGTCACCACCAGTCTGTCCATTTCTTGTTGAGCCATCACCCTCTTCAAAGCCGCTTCCATCAAGTTCTGATTGGGGTCATAGACTGTCAGGCTCTTCTCTTCCTCTTCTCTAATGTGCGCCGCTAATTGTTCTTGGAGCCTGAAGAACTCAGTAAGGTTCTTAACGATGTCCACTTTGACCTGTGTCTCATCAACTGCGACATAGGCTGACTTCTTTTTCGCCAGAGGCTTGGCCGTGGCTGGCTTTGGCTTGCCACCAAAGAACTTAAGAAGCTGATTCCAGAATCCTTGAACCTCTTTACCAATTGCAATGACTTCATCGGCAGTCTGCTTAATCTCAACAAAAGACTCCTTGGCCTGCTTGTATAGCTCACACCCAGCTTGGATGTTTTTAACAAGCCCAGCCGCAAGGAGACAGATGCTAATTGGATCAATGATTACTCCGCAGGTTCAGCAGCAGCCTTGGCTTCTTTTTGGATAGCCTCGATCAGTGGAAACACTTCCGTGTATGGACGAGAGCCAAGGTATTGCAGGATGGCGTTTACAAGGTTGGTTGAGAGTTTGATTTCGTTCATGCTTGTGTTCCAGTTGGTGTCTCAAGTGCTGTGATGCGGTCAGTCAGGGTGGTGATGAGGGCTTGTTGTTCTTGGATTGCTTTGACCAATGTTGGAATTAAGTTAGCGTTAACTGCTTTGTATGGTTCTTCACCTTCAGGCGCAGGGTCTTTCCATTTTTCAATCATGTCAGGCAAGACTTGCTCAAACTCTTGTGCAATAAAGCCACGGGCATTCTTGGTGTCAGCGCCTTTGCCTTCTTTCCAGTCAAACTTGCGAGGCTTGAGCGCCATGACAACATCAAGCCCATCATCCAAATCACGAATGTTTTCTTTCAAACGCTGGTCAGATATACCCGTGATTGTTGTGGCTGTAGCGAAAATAGTACCACCCGCGCCAACATAAAAACGAAATGCTGCCGCACCAGTTGAATACAAATGATAATTTGTTTGGCTGTTGGTTGACGATGACATAACAGCACCAACATAAGGATTAGTTCCCGAGTTATAAAAAGCCTTAAATCCTTCTCCAACGGTTAAACTTGCATTTGCACTCCCCACCAGCAAGTTACCGCTGGTGTCGATACGCATGGCTTCTGTAAAGGTGATGTTATTGCCAGCAGTACCAGATGCGGCATAACTCCAACGATGTGTTCCATCAACTTGTCGGTATACAGATGAGCCAACACCAGTTGTAGATGCATACTTAAAATTTGGGGTATCAAAGTATGCGTTCTGAGTGACAACAACATCGCCAGCGCCAATAGTTGCAATAGCGCAACCAAATGGCAGTTGAACTGCTTTTATAGAGCTACTCCAAGCACTAGGTGTAGCACCAACTCCCACATTACCGCTGGAGTCGATGGTCATACGAGTTGCACCAACACTTGAATCTCTAAATTTTAGAGCCCCAGATTCGCCATAAATACTGAAAATACCTCCGCCAGCATTAGTATCGGTAAACAAAATTCCAGAATAGATACTTGCAGAATTACCCGTTATGCTCATTTTGTATGAGGCATTTGGCGAACTCGTACCAATCCCCACATTACCGCTTGAATCAATCCTCATAGCCTCAACGCCACCTTCAGAAAAGGCAATAGTGTCAGCCGCAGGGAAGAAGATGCCAGTGTTAGCGTCCGTTCCCCTGATAGCAGGGGTTGCGGCAGAACCGTCTACATCAGAGAGGCCGTCTGTGCCAGAGAGAATTAGCGTCATAGTTATTCTCCAGCAGGTTTGTTGGCTTCCAATTGAGCTTGGTAGGCCGCAATAACTTCAGCAGTCCATGCCACATTGCAGATTGCCACGACGTTGGCAGGAATACCAGTCAGGTCTTGGCCCGGTGTCAGGCTTGAACGGTGGTACGTTTTGCTGAGTTCGTTGCCATCTTCCATGATGCGTGTTGCTTCACGGTACAACACAACACCGTTTTCAGTGACGGTAATTTGGTCTACGTTGGTGGTTTTTGTGAGTGACATAGTTTTTTCCTTAATCTGTTTGATACACAAGAGTGCCTTTGAACGACCGAGTACCTGTTCCAACGGTACTTCCAAGATTTGCACCGTCTAACGCCGTCAGCAAATTCGCAGAATTTGCACTTTGGGTAATTTGAAATATGTAACCATTAGCTGTTAGCGCTGAAGAAATAATATCTGCGGCCCCAGACGCTTGATAATTTGTTGAGTTTTTTGCCGAAAATGGAAAGTTTTTTACGCCAATGTTGTCAGCCACTAATCCAGATGGTGCAGTAAATTGCAGATAGAAAGTAGCAGTTACTTGGTTTCCTACTTTTGTGTAAAAGCCAACTTGAGTTGTATTTGTTGCGGCGGCTTGGTTGGTTGCGTTTTGATAGTAAATCTGTGGACTCCAAGTCCCCTCCTCATAATCATCCAGCGTGTTTGCGTCAGTTGATGCTGATTGAGTTGCAGGGAAGGCAATGCCTGTACCTGTGGCTGATGTGTTGCCGCCAGACAAACAGAGGATTGGCGCACCAGCATTGACACGCATACGTTCTGTGTTAGCTGTTTTAAATATAACGCTGCGTTGGCTATCTAAAATAGCATCTGAGGCTGAGTCAGATGTAGTTATTGATAAATCGCCGGCAGAATTGTAAATTTTTATATTATTACCGGCTGTCACACCCGCTTTTAAATTTCCTGTTCCACTGGCAAAGCGAATATCAAGCCTATCTGTTGGCGAAGCAGTACCAATCCCCACATTCTGTGAAGCGTCCACAGTAACCGCCGTAGTCCCGCCAGTTTGGAGTTGGAGGATTGACGATGTGTCAGAGGTGGCGATAAAGCCCGTTGACGAATTTGCGTTCAGTGTTACAGCCATTATGTGTTCTCCTCTGCTGGCTCTGGTGTGTTGCCAGCCTCAAGCCAAGCCTTGAATTCTGGGTAGTCTTCGGTGCAAGTCAGACGGCATTTGCCATCATCGTCAATGCGAGCATAAATGACTTGACCATCAATGTTGGTTGAATGAATTTTAAAAATCATAATTCGGCACTCCAAGCAAGATAAGAATTTGAACCACTACTTCTGCCAAACATTCCTTGACCCGCTGTAAGGCCCGAAGCAACTATAAATTCAGTTCTTGTACTAAAAGAAGTTGCTCCGCTAAATACTGGTACAGCAGAGCAAGTTGTATTAGCTCCTGCCCTATTAACAAAGTAATCGGCTGCCGTTCCTGACTGTTCAAGAGCAGTTGGAGCAGCCCTCATTGGAACTGTGTATTGTGTAACAACAAGTGCTGTTGTTGTGGTATCGTTAAAACCAGTACCAAAATATCCACTTGTACCAACACCCTGCATCTTAAAATAATACCGCTGACAAAGCATCAACTCAGTGCCATAAGGCCTGTAATCAAAGCTCGTTGCTGTTGAGCCTTTCTCAAGCTGGACACCTGTGATGTAGAACGTTGCTCCGTTTGTGCCAACCAGATTTGTTGAGCTTGTTGGCTGAACGTAATACGAACCTGCCCAAGTATTTGCAGTACCAGAATATGTAGAACCTGCCCCAAGGCTAAAACCAACTTCAATCCCACTACCATTGGTGGTCAACCATGTGCCTGTTGTATCACCAGCAATAGTTACAGTTTTTTGCTCCCAAGTATTTGCCGCATTTATCGTATAGCTGAATGGGTAAGACCTGTTTAAAGAAGCGTTAGCAAGATAACCGCCAAAAGAACCTGTTAAGGAACTGCGAACCCAAAAAGAAACAGTTACCGTTGCCGCACCTGCCGCACCCCAACCCAAATCTGCACAGTTCAAGCCTTCAATGCGTTGCCTGTAAACAAAGAAATCTCCTGTAAGAACAGAATATGCAGACAATGATGTAATTAGCGTTGAATTTATAAATCCTGAAGGTGCTACCGAGCTTTGAACAAACGATACCTTGGAACTTACAGTTCCTGTACAGTCAAACCTATCAAGCCCAAATTGATTACTAGTCGATTGTGTGAAAGCAGATGTTCCACGTTGTGCAATGACCATTGCGCCGTTGATGATGCGGTTTTTAAACCCGTAGTAGCCAGTGGTTGTACCTGTGCCACCTTGGGCTTCTGTTACTGTTGTGCCTGATTGCAGTATCGTGCCACTTACTGCTGGCAAAGTAAGCGTAGTTGTACCCGCCACCGCTGGCTCCTGTAGCGTGACGCTTCCGCTTGTTGATCCAAGTAATACTAAGCTCATGTCAAATCCTTTAAGAAATCACCCAGCGTGAACCACCAGCAACAGTGACCGACTGACCACTTGCAATTGTTATTGGCCCAGCCGATGCACCAGAAAATCCAGCCGCAATCGTGTAGCTTGTCGCCACAGTCAAACTGTTCACCATAATGCCGTTGGAAGCCACAGGAACTGACGCTTGAAATTCACCAGTGCTTGGCTTGTACAACAGCTTGGCGTTGGAGGTATTTAATGTCGCCGCCGTGCCGCTTGTAGCAGTCGCAAATAACGGGAAAAGGTTGCTTGCAGTCGAGGTATCGTTGCTCAGTGCCGCACCACCCACAGAAGCCCATGCCGTGCCGTTGTAGCCTTCAAATTCAGTTGTAGTGGTGTTGAAGCGAAGCATCCCGCTTGCTGGTGTAGGACGCTCTCCAGTCGTTCCCTTGCTGATGGTCAATGCACCAGTTGACGTGAACGAGGAGTTCAGTGTGGCAGTAAGAGTTGTAATTGTGGCAGCAGCAGGAGTGGTAGCACCAATAACTGTACTGTCTATTGTTCCACCATTTATGTCAGCGGTTGTAAGAATAGAAGAAGCGAGTGTCACAACACCCGTGGAATCTGCAATAGAGCCAGCAGCCGTGCCGTCTTTGGCCTTTAGGTTGGTAACTTCAATATTAGTCGAGTCCACTGTCGTGGCGTTTAATGTCGTGAAGTTTCCAATCCCGTTTTGATTGGCTACCTTTACAAAGTCAGAGCCGTTCCAAGCACAAACAGCTTTTTCTCCCTGAACAATAGTCACCCCAGTCGTTGGTCCCACACCGCGAAGAACAATAGACTGCGTGCCACCCGAAGCATTGATAACGATATACGCCTTAGACCGCGCTGGAGCAGTAATGTTTCTTGTGGTAGTGCCCGTGGCGGGGTTCCAAAGAATAATCGCCTGCCGTGTCTCATTAGCAGCCCCATCCGTGTCAGATAAGGTAATGTCTGCGTCAGCAGTGATGCTTGTCGTCCCCGCTACCGCAGAGTCAAGCAACGCTGTTATTTCGTCGTTTACCGTTGCACCCCATGTACCCGATAACTCGCCTGTAACCGGAAGAGCTAGGCCCAATAATGATGTATATGCTGTTGCCATTTTTTACCTCAAGTTACAACTTCTTCCCAGTCAGCCGTTTCTACATTCACAATGTTCGTCCAGCCGGGAGTCTGTGGGTTGTTGATATTTTGCCAGTTTGCGGTCTGGTTGTCATCTATGATCGCCCAATAGACCGCGATTAAAGTTCCTACCGAGCCCACGGCTTGGTTACCTGTTACAGCAATCGCCCTTGGGCTCTTGCTCATCGATCCAACAGCCGCGCTCGATGCGTTACCCGACAGGGCAATAACCCGATCAGTGGAAACAGACCCTACCGCAGCATTCGCCTGATTGCTGTTGAGCGGGACAATCACACCGCCCGGGTAGCCATAACCAAATGTACCGGTTAGATCAACCGCTGCACTCTGTACCGCTGTGCCAACTGCGCCATCAACCGCGTTCCCTATCAGGGCCTTGATCTTGTCCGCAATGACTACGCCCACAGCACCAGATGCCAAATTGCCGGTCAGTGCAAGCAGTGTCTCGCCACGGGCTACAGAGCCCACAGCGCCACTGGAAACGTTACCAGTCAGGGCAATACCCGTACTTTGCGTAACAGAACCAACCTCACCAGAACCAAAAACTCCTGACAAGGCTACTGTACGGGTAACCCCTACACTGCCTGCGTTTCCATAAGCAATGTTGCCGTCTTCGGTTGGGTTGTTTGTCTCGGTAACATCCCCAACATTCCCAGAAGCCAATACCCCGGTGAGCGCGATAAGACGATCAGGCGAGACTGACCCAACGGAGCCCGTTGCCGAATCGCCTGTTGGGTAGACAGTCCCTCCACCCCAAGGGCCGCTACTCCATGTATCGTCACCCCAGCCGAGAGACATGGACTACCTCTTAGGTGGTAGCCAAGCGCAACAAAGCGGTTGATGTGGTGTTTGAAGGCATGGTCAAAGTGAAAGTACCCGCAGTAATGGTCTGTGAACCAAAAGTGTGGACGCTTACAGCCTTGTCGCTCTGTGTTGAGTTGTAGATCAAAACGCAGTCAAACGCCGTGGTCAAAGTCACAGTCGTGTATGTGATGCTTGCCGATGGAGTCCAGTACGCCACACCGGCAGTCGCAGAACTGTTACTAGCCAAAGGAGCAGTCGCATTAGTCACTGCCACGCCGCCAGCGGTATAGCCTGTACCAGAAACCTCGCCACTGGTTGAATATGCAGTTGTGGATGCATTTATGGTGGCCGATGTCAGGAACAAAGCCGCTTTAAATGTGTCAGCAGCGCCCGATGCTCGTACAGGAGCAGTGCCGAAATTGTGTGTTGCTGTGAGTACTTCGCCCAGAAACGAAGTTGTCAGTGCTTGCGTGTTTGCCATAATTTTTCCTTTACGCTATTGAAGCTGCTTCGCCGCCAATTGGTGGCATCTTTTTCAAGGTCACATGGGCAGAGCGGTGAACAAGCTCACCTTCCAGCCAATACTCAACCCAATTGGTCAATTCATTGTCATTGTCCACAGTGCCTTCTCGCTTTTCCAGCAAAGAATCATCCATGTCGCCTTTTGTTGTGGTAACGATCAATTTAAACTCCTTAAATAATTCGTATTACGGCGGTTTCAGGGTTATTTGGAGGTAACTGGATTTGAAAACCTTGATTTGTCATGGTTTGATCTAGGCCAAAATTAATAACACCAATCGACTTGTTTGCTTTTGTGGAATTGTAGATTAACGCCCCACGTGTAGTGAAGTTCGCACCGGGCCACGAAGGATTGTCAAAACTTGCATATCCTGTGCCATCCCCTTGCTGCACTACAACATTCAAAAGTACTTCACCGCCCGCTGTGTACCCTGTTCCCGATACCTCATTGGCAGTAGAGTAAACCGTTGTGTTGGCATCAAGAGTGGCTGCTGATGTGTACAAAGCAATCTTGAGAACGTCCGTGTTAAGGTCGTGTTCCCCCAACAAAATCTGTTCTTTAAAGCTTGTGGTAAGTCCGGATGTAATCATCACTGCACCTTCAGTTTGACTTGGCCATCACGATATGTATCTCCGCGCTGTTTACCATCCCCTAAATTCTTTAAGAGAGCCATTGCTTCTTTGTACTTGATATCGTATAGCGCCATCATATCTTGCTCACCCTTCATGAAAGTGTATGCCTCTACCAAAGAGCCATACAAAAGAGCAGAGTCAAAATTCTCGCCCAACCATGAAGTTCCCGCAGTCACAATAGACTCTGGATAGTAGTAGTAATGTAATTCTGCTTTGTACAGCCTGTCTGGTGTTGGACCTAAGATAAACGACAACTCGCCCTCATCCACTGATTGAGGACCAAAAATGGCATAGTATTTTGGCTCCGCAGTGTCGCTAGGATTAGGGTAAGTTTCACGAATAAAATTTACATCTTTATCCTGTAGGAACAGGTAATTGCCTTGAAAAACAACTGTGCCACCAACAGTAGAACTGTTGGCAACTGACAAAGTTATTGTGGTCCCAGCTATTACAGTAACCAGTGCTCCCGTTCCAATTCCAGAACCCGTGACGTATTGCCCAACAGCAATATCTGTAGCACTGCTCACTACGATGGTGAATTGACCCGAAGTGCCTGTGGCAGTTGGGGACGCATAGGTATAAATTGCTAAAGAATAAGAGGATAGAAAATCATTGGGCGCAGATAAGTATTTATTCCCTGATGTAATGGTCCCGGTTTGATTGCTTCTTAAATTGGCCAACTGCACCATGTTGTATATACGTTGTTCGGCTTGCTGAACAAAAGTTGCAAGCTCCGTCGCCGTAAACGTGTTTTCGGTGTAGCTTTGTATTGCAGCAGTGAGTTCAGCGTAGGTCATGTGATTAGCGTGGTTACAGGAGACAGCACTGCGGCTGCCACCAGTTGTCTGGAAATAGGCATAGGTTGCATGCCAATGCTTGCAAACGACGAATCCGTCGTTAAACCCACATATATCGTAACAAAAAGACGAGCTTCTGGGCGAGGCTGATTCAGGGCCTGCGCTTCCGTAAGTCCCCGTTTAGGCTCCAATTGCGGATGCTTTGGCTCATAACATTCATCACAAACCTTGAACCCCTGCCAGTCTTTAACCAGTTCCAGTAACTTAAACTGAAAGCCGCACTGATCACATAGCGCAATTGCAAACTTGCCGGAAGCATAGCCTGCGCCCATGATTAGCTCACCGTAAAAGTTGGAACCAAGAAAACACTAGCCGTATCTCTATCCTCTGCCGCTGCTCTTGCAAATTCTTCTTCATACAGTTGTTTCAAAATCACCATGCGATCAGGCGCTTTTTTAACAGCTAGATGAAAAGCTAATGCAGCCACCAGACACGGTAAAAACCTGAAAACAATATCTGCGGTATTGACATATGTGCCCGTATTCTCAATCCGACGAATGGCGTAATACACAAACAAATAGGCTTGCGTATCGTCCGGGGAAGGATACAAATACAAGGAAGTGGGAACAGAACGCTGTACATAGAATTGTGCAGGCCTAGACTGCGTGTTCTTGTTTGGCGTGTGTAACCACTCTGCACGGCTGATTCGATCAATAGTTATGTCTTGCTGAGTGCTTTGACCGCTATTGGTGCGGATCACCGCAGACAAAACATTCACCGTATCTGTTGGCAATATGTATTCGTGCGTCCCTGCAACCAAGGTTACTTGTCGTTGCTCAATTGTCCAAAGATTAAGCCCGCGATTTGCCCATTCTGCAAAAATAAGATTGAGCGACCGCAACGCGGTTTTCATGTCGTAGCCAGACCTTGCCTCTAAGCCACAACGCTCATAAGCCTCAACAATTAAGTCGTCAAACTGAAGATCAAAGTTGGCTACGCCAGAAGTAGTCATGGATTAATAGATCCTAGCTTTGCTGGAACGAGCAGCACCTGAACCACGCACCGTGACTTCCTCGCCAATCCCGCCTTTAGATGCGCCGCCGGACATTCCTGTCTTAGCCTTCATCATGCCTCCGCCTGCTGCCATCTTGGCCTTCATCATGCCCCCTTTGGCCATTTTTCCCTTACCATCGGCAGCAAAAACCGGAACCATTTTTCCGTCTTTTTTTACCATAGGCAGTGTTTTAGCCGAAGCACCTTTTTTAGCCATGCCGCCACTTTTCATCATCTTAGAATTCATCATTTTTCTTGCTCCTGATACAGGTTGTTAAAAGTTTCTGCCATATCCATGTACGAATCATCTTGCTCCGCACAATGAATCCACTGATTTGGCCTGAAATCAGGCGCTCCTTGTCCCGTTACCCAATAAGCCGGACTGGTTACCCGAACCCGGTTGTTGGGCAGTGCAACAACGTTTCCTGTCCACTTACCCGCATCCGTCAGTATCAAAACATGGCTCTGCTTGTGCTGCGACGGATCTTCAGACACGTCGCTCTGTGCATAGTCTACCGTGAACAAGTATCTGCCGGTGAAAAATTCATTGTTGATTTTGCACAGCCAAGGGGAGGGTTTTGCCCTATCTAAGCTGATAATTGCATGGTTGTACGAGTTGCAGTCCCAAGGTTGTGCCAAGTGGTTCTGCATGCGCTCAGGCCACTCCTCCAAGGGGATGTCCCCTACCAAAGCAGCAAGGGGCATCCGCGCCCACATTGCACCGCCATGCACGTTTTCCCCGTCTTCCGCCTCAAGTCCTGTAAAAATTACCTGAAAGCTCAAGCTACGGTCTGGGATGGTTGTAACTGCAACCGCCAAACCATGAAGATACTCACCCTGATACTTCTGGTGCGCGTTCGTAAATTCCCGACGAACCCAACACTTAAAATACGGGATGTTGCTTGTCAGGTACATTACTTCCCCGCCTGAATAAGCTGATCAATCTTTGCCTCAAGACGGTTAAACCGTTGGTCAATGTGGTCCGTAATCCGCTGAACCTCTGCATTTGTTGTGTAGTCCCTAGCAATTTCTTCTCGGGTTTTGTTCAACAAAATGTCAATTCGTTTGAGTTCGTCAAATTTCTCTCGAATGAAAAACCACAATCCGCCGACTGCGGCGGAAAGAACGGCTGACCAGATTGTATTGACTTCCATTTAGCACTTCCATCTTGCCAAGGCTGCTGCCTTACGGGTAGGCTTGCCCTTCTCATCCTTCATAGGACCGGGCATACCCGACATACGGGCACAAAATGATTTCTTACGGGATCCGCCTTGAGGCTGTGGAGCCTTCAAGTTACTGCCTGTGGCCGCGTTGTACTTAGCCCGTCCCTTAGCCGTCAGGCCCGCACCCTTAGAAATTGGCAACTTCTCGCCACGGCCCACCGAGAGTGATGGGCCTTTTTTTCTAAGAGATGCTTTGGTCATTTCAGTACATCTTGCACTTGGTTTTACCGCGAATGGCAGCCCCATCGCCCCGGCCCGATGAAACGGAACCGCCGTCCTTAAACCCCATGCGTCCCATTCCTCTGCCAATTCCTTGGGCAATTCCCCTTACACCGCCCGCAACAGCCTTTGCAGGGTTGGCTTCAAAATTCTTTTTCATTGCAGGAGCGGCTTCCTTAACAGCTGGACCAATTTTCCGGGCTGCTTGCTGTATTTTTCCAAAAAACCCTCTTCGCGCTGGACCCATTTCAGCACCAGAAGGCACCTTAGCCATGCCTACTGCACCCACAGAAGCGGGAGCAGCTTTTTTAACCGCAGGCTCTACGGTCTTGGCAACCATAGCTGCTGCACCCATAGGGGCAGATTTTTTTAAACCGCGTGCTAATTTTTTAAAAAGTCCCATGATTTTTCCCCTTTATCCGTAAAAAATGTTT